GATGTGTGGTTCGCACGAAAGTTTTAGATAAACTTCATTCTTTTTTTTAATTTTAATATCACTCATATTAGCTATATCCTGCAGTAAATTTCATAAAATCTATGCTATTTTTGATAGCAAAACTTCTATTTTCTATATTTTTAAGAATACTTTCTAAAAATTTTATCATAATGCTGTAGTATTCTATTTTTGTATTTGAACGTACTAATTCTTCATCAGTATTCATATATTTGTCTAAATCAGATTTCATTACCCGATGATCGAATGGTTTTTCTTTATACACTTCTGGATCAGATTTCCCCGAATAATATAGCCATTTTTCTTTTTGTAATTGTAAAAAATTATTTTCTTCTTTTTTTCTTAATAGAGATAAGTTATTATAAATTTGAAAATATTTAGAATGTAGTGATGGAATTTTTATACTTTCTAAATGAAGATTATCAGGATCTATAGTACTATCTTCTTTCCATAATTTTTCGATTTCATCTAAGTTCATAATTACGAATAAAAAAATATTATAACACTATGTTGACAATTTTACAATTTCATATATGGTATATTTAAACGTTACTTGAGCTGTAAGGTATTGAATATCATTTACCTTAGACTCGAATTGAAGTGAACTTAAAGACACTGGAAATATATCTTTAAAGTTTACTTGTATATTTGCTCTATAATTACTGTTGTAAATCATTAAACTTGCATCACTCATACCAGAAATAGCAATTTGTTTGCCTGAACTATTTTCATCTTCATTTAATAATTGTTGATATTGTCCTGCGTCTCTGGGAAATCCAAATTGAGTTAACCAATTATGAACTTCAAGATAATTTTCCATATCTTCATCAACATTAAAATTGATTGTTAAATCATCATAAGATAATACGTCTCCAGGTATTGGAATATTTTTTAAATATGTAGGTTGAATTGCTACTCCAAGATTTATTCCAGGTATAGATGCAGTATCACAAAAAAAATCTATTTTTGGTTTTTTTGCTAATGAAAATTTAAATCCAGTTGGAGATAAAAAGCTTTTATTTTTTATCTGTTTATCCCAAGATGTATAAGCCATAATCTAACCTACCTTTCATATATTTATTTTGATAAATATTAATAAATACTAATTAAACTCTATTATGGATAATTTAGATATTAAAAATATTCAACTTTCGTATCAAGCAATATATAATGAAACTCTATATGAGAGTATGCAAGATTTAGGTATTATTGGTGAAGAGAGAGCCCCTGGAGTAAGGCCATACAATCCTGGTCCAACTCAAGCCGAAGTGAGAGCAGATGCCAAAAGAGCATCAATGAAAAAGAAAGAAAAGGATAAAGATAAAGAAGGTTATGGTCCCGAAGAAAAGTTTAAAGATTGGAAACTTACTTCAACTCCAAGCACTGTCAATAAGAAAGGAGAAACGATTTCACAAAGAATGGATAAAGAGGCACCATATAAGACAAGACCATTCTCTCCACTATTTACAAAACAGGGAAGTCGTACTGCTTCTGCTGTTACAAGAGCAACTGAAGGTCCTGGTGAACCTCAATCAGTTACAATGCCTAGAAAGAAGTCAAAACCATCTAGAGAGATTGTCCGTAGAGGTAAACAAGAAGAAAGTGTTGATCTATATGATATAGTTCTCGATCACCTCTTGGATGAAGGTTATGCTTCAACTATTGAAAATGCAGAAGCTATTATGGCTAATATGAGTGAAGAGTGGATTAGTAGCATCATTGGTTGATATCACTTCACAACCTTCACAAGACCCCACCAAGGGGTCTTTTTTTATTGACTATATATTTTATATGAGGTATCCTATTCTTATGTGGGAAGTCTTAATGGATTTAAAAAATATCATTAATAAAAATTGGGACAAAAGTAACTTCATTTCTTTATCATTAGATAAAAGCAAAGTTAAATTGATTACTGATGCTACTTATTTTCTTGATGAAATTTATGAAAAAGTTCCATTAAGAACTAGAGCTTATGTAATCAAAAATAATATCATAGAAGATACATTACCAAAATGTATTTGCGGCAATTCAGTAGCAATTAATAAAACTTATCCAGAACTTGGATTTAGACAATACTGTGGACCAAAATGTTCTAGAAGTGATAAAACCATTGATAAAAATATCATAGAAGTTTTAGATAACTATGAGTTCTTATATGATGAAAAAATAATTAAACAAAAATCAATAGAACAGATTGCAAAAGAACATAATATATCAACTATTCCAGTTGTTAAGTATCTAAAGAAACATAACCTATATCAACTTAATGATGCCAGAAAATTAAAACCCGAAATACTGGAAAATTTAAAAAATAAAAATTTATTATACGAATATTATATTAATCAAAATAAAACATTAAAAGAAATATCAAAAATACTAGAATGTGGAACTGGAAGCATTATTAAAAGTTTAAAAGAACATGATATTAATATTAAGCCAAGAAACTATTACGGAAATAATGTAAAAAAATGTAGTAATGAAGAAACAAGACTTTGTAATTACATTAAAAGTATAGAAAAAA